TACGTTCATATGTGCTCATCCAGCCGGCCATGCCCCACACATGCACAAAGTCATCGGGATCAATGGCCTGTGCTAGACAACGTACATAAATTCTAGGACGCTGTTCTGCAGGAATCTGATCCATGATGTATGGCAGACTTTCGATGCCGGGCTGAAACATGTCTTCAAAGTAGATGACATCTTGTGCAGTGACTTCGCCATTCTTCATCAGCTGAACCAGATTCTTCATTTGGCTCATACCAAAATAACTGCGTCCATGTGCATCCAGAACCTGTCCAACACTGATGCTTTGTGAGTTGTCAATGGTGGTGCCAGGCACATACACAACATCTAATCCACGACGTTCAAACACACGTCGGTTCCACTCTGTTAGTTGTAGTGTGTAACGGGCTTCATAACTTTCAAGACCCATGTAGTACAGTTTTCTCATAGTATTCCTTTTGTTTGCAATTTTAACATCTTTCTAATAGATTGTAAAGATCTTTAGAGTTGGTTGGAAAAATATTTAGGTTGTTGCATTTTATTTCATATCCTTGGTCTCTAAGACGTTTTTGAATTATGGCTTCGGATATTATGTTGATCGAATGCCATTCAAACTGTTTATCTGCCACAGTGTGTTCTACAATTTGATCCAATAAGTCAATTTGATCTTGTATGTATTTTTGTTTCTGTTGCCAAATCTGTATAAAACAATCGATATCTCCTGACAATGTCAAATTACAAAAATCAATAATTTTGATTACCGCCTGTTTGGTGTTGTGCAAAATGTCTGTGTTTTTTATTTTTAAAAAATAGTCTGGCACCTGTTCGGCCGAAACTATCCAGTCTTGCACCCATTCAGCATAGAATAAACTAAACCATTCACGTAACTGCCAGGATTGCATGTCTCGCCAATGCAAATAGGTAGGGTCCCATTTGGCAACCAAATGATTACAATGTTTAAAAAACATATCAAGCCCAAAGTCTCTTGACCCATTGGCCAATTTGTGATACTGAAACATGATATTGATTTCAGCAGATCTCACACTGTCTGCGTAGATTAAAATTGGGCTGTGCTCAATCAAATAGGGCTGATATTGTTCAACAATGTCTACCAACTGATGATCTGGAAACGGATATGTTGGTGTGGTTATTGCATTTTTTTCAAGTGTTGATAGATATGTTAAATTTTTTAAATCAAGTGGATGAAATTCTTTTTTGTATCCGTGCATGGATCCATCTTCAAGAATATCCACTGACAGAGCGTTGTATTCCACAGTAAAAGATCTAAGTGCATATTCTATTGTGCTACCAAACATTCCAGGCACAAAAAACACGTGAATCATTTTTCTCTCATGCACGGTGTCCTGCAAATCGACGAGTGTCCTCATCCCACATGTTCTTGGCATTCTTGCCTTGATGCCACTTGTTGAATTGTTGCCATGCATAACTCTTGAAGTTGTACAAGTCAGCCTCGTTGTAACGATAGCCATAGTCCTGGCAGAACTCCAGGTACACTTCGAGATCTTCTTGGATCTCTGTGACTCGGGGATTGGGTTTGAATGTGGGTCTTGCCATGTTGTTCTCCTTAGATGACAATGTTGTTGAGAGGTTGAGTAAGTTCGTATCGGATCACGGCACCATTTTCGCCGTCTTCTGAAACTTCGATATGTACCACACGTCCTGGATAGCGTGAGGCTATCTGTATATATAGGTCGTCTGCCATCATCTCGCAACTTTTGTGGTCCAGACTCAGAACAGAATTGTCACTACTATACAGCGACTCGCACCAGCGTTTGAATTGGATAAATTCCAAGTCTCGATCGTTGTGGAACACATCAATCCACACTCGAAAATGAAATATATGACGATGGGGATAACCAAGGAATTCAACATCAACCAAGTTGGGGTCTGTCAAGGCAGCAGGATACATGTGGATGCCTTCACGTTGCCATGTGACCCAGATCTGTCGCTGGGCTTTTCCCATTACACGTTCTGTTCGATCTCGTTCAATTTGATTCATTCGTACAAGTCCTTAAAGGTTGAGGTTGCCATGGATTCTAATTTGGTCATAGCTCGGTCAGTCAGTCTAAAGTCATAAGATCTAGATGTCTTGGGATTGGTGCGTTCAAAATATCCATATGGCCCACCAGATATGTAATTGCTGTCGTCGCCTGCAATGATTTTTTCTCTGGCTGCTTCGTATGATTCTTCAATCTTTTGTTGTATGTAAGGATTGCTAAAATCATACATGTCAGCACTGACAATGATCTGATCTTGAGTTTTCACTCGGAGTTGTTGTTGTATTTTGTCATGAATGGGAGATTTAGAGAATGGTGTGACTTTTATACACTCGGGCAACATCTTGCCTATGCTTTGAGAAGAAGTTGAATCCAAATCTCTACTTTTTACTTCAAATCCATAGGCAGGAACATCAACTCCCTGCCCACGACGATCCATGGGCCAACCATGCGCTGCCATTATTTCTTCTACTTCTCGCCCGGCAGCACCGTTGGTTTTTGGTGGCACTGGTTGCCCTACCAGGTGTTTGACTTGTTTGATTTTTGCCATATCAAGATTTCAAACTTTCAAAGGTTACAATTTTGGCCAAAGCATCACCAAGGTTTTCGTCTGGGTGAACAATGTGCAGCTCACAGGAGTGTTGGTCCCGGCGTTCATCGTATCTGTTGTACTCTACCATCATGCCACCATTGGCACGGTACACAGTAAAGTTCATTCTGTGTCGGCTACCGCCAATGCTTGGGTGATCGTCTTTGCACACTGCCGACTCTATACGATTCACCGATGTCATTGTTTCACCGCGTTGTCTAATGTGCTTGGCACGCCGTAATATCCAGTTGTCTAACCATTTCATACAGGTTGATCTTTCTTGTAGTCATCCCAACTAGTAAAAGTCTCACGGCTCATCAGGCTGTGTAGACTGTGGCACCAGACGCCGGGATTGGTAGCGTCAAAGTCCTTGTCATCTATTTTTAACATTGTATTATAATTCCACAGTTTTGTATACGGTACACTTACTCGAATCTGTGGAATAAAGTTTTGGAAGTCACACAGGCCGCCATCATTGAACTGTTCCACTACCGAGATAGGAATGTCCAGGGTACAAAGGTAATCACGTTCCAAAAAGTACGTGATCATGCTCTCCCATCGTTGCCATTCCAGTGCGTCTTTGGGATCAAAGCTGTGATTGGCACCAAAGAAGATGTGCTCACAACCTGCCATTTTGGCTGCAACATGATCCACAGACTGCACACCCACCACAAATAGTGTCTGCCGACCAAATGCCGGAGTGCGTTCTACTTCGATTCCGGTAAAGAAATCAACGCCTTCGTGTCCTGCTCTATTCATGCTGTGGCCTCCAAATTGTCAAGTTTGCCAGAATCAAAATCTTCTTGTTCAGTTTGCTCATATGAAAATAATGCATTGAATTGGGGTGTAGAATTGGTAGTGTTTTGACCTTTGTTACCACGTGTGCCAACAATTTGATTCCAATAACCAGTCTTGCCTGTGTAACCAGTCCGTTCAATCACAGCCATGGCGCTGGCTTTGTCTGGCGCTGAAAAAATTTCTTCCACAATGTTTTCAAAATACTCATAATCACCACCGTTACGTTGCATCATGGCAGGATGTTCCCCTGCATCAAAACGACGATTGGCTTCTTGCACAGCAGTCAAGTGCATCCAAACATTATGCCCCATCAGCAAAGCATAACTAAAACTGTCCCATGATGTTTTGCCCCATTTGCCATTTTTGTTAACATCGGGCAACACATCATACATGTCGGCATCTTGAAAATTTTCTTCTGTGAGCACAACTCCAGGCTTGGGTGTACCTGCTCGGTAGATACAGATGTCTTTCATCTTCAGCATGTTGCTGATGGGTGAATCTTCCCAGCGTGGATATATTCCGTCTGCAATTACGCCGTCTGACCATTTGCGTGTGTCTGTGGCATATTTCTTGTCATCTGCTGACGGAGCCATTCTATAACTCCACTTTGAATCGTGTTCAAACACATTCTCATAGTACACCTGTCCGTTGGCAGTAGCGAGGAATGGGCTGGCACAATCAAAGGAAATAGTAAAAGACGGATTAACGTATTTTCTAACTGCCCTTTGAATCACGGTGAGTAGCACAGCCCATTCCAACTTTGATGTTCCTAAAAAGTGCATCCAATCATGTACACCTTGCTGTAACAGATTGTCATAACGCAGTGCAACCAGTCGAGTCAGTATCAACTGAACATCGCACATGTTCTGTCCGCCCATGGCCCAGCCGTCAAAGTGTGTGGTAGGATACACAGCAGGATCGCAAAACTCTTTCATTTCTTGATACCATGCCTCGGCACTGTCGTGACCATCACCTTGTAACACATTCAAGAACTTGGCGCCACCTTCTTTGGCACCTCGACGATGTGCCATAAAATACAAGTTGTTGTATTTGGTGGCCGCAACTGCTTCATCCAGTGTGGTAACACCGCAGGCCTTGCTGGCTTTTGTATCATGAATGACCCAGGTAGGAATATCAAGAATCATTCCATAGTCTGCAATGCTGTCTAACCAACGCAACACTAGATCACGTTTTTTCTGGGCAGCATCCAACAACTTTTGATAGTCGGCGGCTGGATCCTTTTTAATTTTCTTCCCTTTGGCATTGACCACTTCAGTTGGACCTTGAGCAATCAGTGCAGCCATTTTATCTTGCACTGCTTGACTGGTTGGGTCTCGCCACTCACCTTCCCACAAGCCCTTGGCAATCTGAAACCCACCAGAGTCGCCCAGCACAAACGTGCCTGGCTCGCGATTACGAACCATGTCCTCTGACCAGTCCGTCTTGGTCAAATCCAAATTGGCATGTCCTGCTGAATACAAACTCCACCGGTATGGAAACAGGGCTTGTTGACTGTTGAGCCAATTCAACTGCTCCATGTCAGTGAGACCTGCAGGAAATCTTGCAGGATCCACATACGGCTCGTTGCGCTGCTTGCCCACAAATGTGGCATAAAATCCTGATATGGCTGGTAAAAACACAGCGTAATCATTTTGTTTGGCGGTTAAGTTATCCTGCAATTTTGCCCCATGAAAGTTTTAGCCATGCACGTTCATAAATGTATTGACCCATGGTCAATATAACATGAATTATCAGTGCATTATTGATGCCTACCCAATACGCAGTCAATGAAAGAGCCACAATTCTCCATACGCCTAATCTAATGATTGTACGAAGATGTGTTTCTGTCATCACTTGCTTTGTGCTAACAAAATATAGTTGTACACAGCCACGCCAGAATCCACTGTGATCTTGGCAGCACCGTCATCGCTGATGCGAACAGTTTTGTCCCCAGTCAAGGCCATGATGGACATGAACTGTACAACTGGCCATGACCACGCACGTTTGAGTTGACCATTCACGCCTGGTTGAAACACAAAGTTACCTGCGTGTGTGGAATGGTCACCAAAGAAAAACTTCAAGTCACCATTTTCGGTCCGGGCCTGAAAGTTGGGTTCTTCGGCATTGGCCTGTGCTTGCATACGCAATCGCTGAATGGCAGCCACAGTGGGTTCAAATTCAATATGCCAGGTCACACCTTTGAATTTGGGTGTCTTGAGTTTGTCGTTTACCACGTTGGCTGACATAAAACGGTAGGTATTTCGAAAATCTCCTGTGGCATTTTCAAACTCAATACCATCGGGTTCGCCTGTGGATTTTTTGGTCAATCCAAGTTTGGCGTTTTCTCGATACTCTTGCAAATTCAACAAAATTTTCAATTTGTTCAAGTTTGGCATGCCAAATGTGCCTGCAAAGTCTGGATGCGGATTTTTAAATTCACCTTCTAATACCACTGACAAATCTTCGGCCACGCCCACAATGCTTGTGGTCTTGTCATCGCCAGTGATTTTGATCAAGTCAATGCAGCCAAGATCGTGTGTGTGTTCTACCAAGTCTTTAAGATAATCTCTCATGTTTACTCCTATGTTGTATGATTATATAGATTTTTTTACTGATATGCAACTATTTTGGCCAACACCTGTGCGGCTCGAATGCTGGTCAGTTTGCCTGGTCGGCGCAGACTGATCCAGTGCAGATCGGCATGATCATGGTGCTGTTCCGCAATTTCAAATCCAATGTTTTGAGCATGTGCCACTATCAAACGACCCGGCGTGTAGCACATGAAATTTTTTTCAGCCAGTGCCACATTGTGTGCCCAATCACAGTTGTTGTAGGTCATGATCAGTGTGCCGCCGGGTCTGAGTTTGGTTATCAATTCGTCAAGGTATTGTTGAATCAATTTCAAAGGTTTGAAATTGAAATAGTTATAGGCCAACACAAAACCAAATTGATTGTCTGGAAAATGATGCAGTATAGTGCCATCTTGCCAATCATTCACTGCATAGCAACGCAGTCTTCGTTGATACACAGGATGGAACTGTGCCACACAGGGTTCCAACAATTCCAAATTATGATCAACCAAATAAAGAGGATCCAATGCTACCAAATCTTTGATCAACTCTTGTTGTGCTGGTCGAAATACCAGGCCAGGCCAGTGCCAGTCAGACAAAGATCGGCAGCGGCTTGTGAGAATGTCATAACATTCTGAATTTGAAATCAACTGCCTGTTCAACACATGTTCATTGGTTTCCAGTCGCATTTCGTGTTGCCAAAAATTCTCATTTTGTGCCAACAATTCAGTTTCTCTTTGTATCACAGTTTGTCGAAGTAAATTTTGCACATCAGTCATGCTGTGATCAAATTGGGCCAGACTGCGATGTACAGAAGACAGGTTGGCATCTAGATCACCCAGATGCTCTGCAAATCTCATTGAATGTTCTTTTATCATGCGAACAAATCCATCAAGATATCTCATGGCTTCATTGCTGTGCTCAGTATCAAACTGTTGCAACAAATTTTCAAGATGTACAATGTCGCTCAGCTTCATTCAAAAGAAAATAAAGAAGTAAATGTATTTTCTGTGTTGGTGGCTGAGGCCAAGTCCCAGTCCAACACACCCAGCAGGTTGTCAATCTTTTGATCCACCACAGTGGCTTCCATTTCAGCATCGTCAAAAGGCAAGTCTTTGAACCACTGCGGCAGGTGCATTTCGTCTGTGGGATAACCAATTGATGTCCAGCCCAGCGCATTGCTTCTGAGTTTGCACACAATGGTCTTCATGCCATCAACCACCTGCATGCTGTAGTTGTCTGAATTCATTCGTCGCAAGTTGTTCCAGTTCAAGGCCGCTCGCACATGCCCGGGCATGTTGGCTTTGCCCAAGCGTTCTTCTTCCCGGCCATACTTGGTCAAGTTGTTCACACGCTTGGGTGAGCCTTTTTCCCAGCCAGGTCGCTCTTTGAATTCATACTTGAACTCACGCACCCGTGCAATGATGTCATCTCGACCAGCACCAGACAGCACTCGATTTAGAATTTCCAACAGGAAGTCTTGAATAACTTTGGGTGTGTCCGATCGTTTCAAGTCCAGGCCAGTGGCCTTGGTCTTGCCAATGGCTCCGTTCACATCCAGGCGTTTGTTTTCAATGTCAATGGCATTGACTGCATAGCGTTTCTTGGTGATGAACAGGCCACGGTCGGCCACTGTTTCACGTCCGGCTCGGATCAACTGGCCCATGTCTCTGGGGCAATGAAAAGCACGTTCCATAAATGCCGGGAATGATTCATTCACCTGGTCGGCAATCGAATCATACAGTTGAATGCAAATTTCTTTTGACCATGCCATACGACCTTCGGCAACTTCTTGTTTCAGCACGGGCCATGCTGAGAAGTAGCAGGAGTCTGTGTCACCATAGATAACTGCTGCACCCACATGGTCATATTCACCTGTGATACATTCATTCAAGTGTGCATCCATGTGCCGGGCAATGCTACGTCCAGTCAGTGTAGTTGACTGCCCGATGCGCTTGTCAAAAAACCTGCAGCCAGGATTCAAAATAGCGCCATACAAACTGTTCAAGTTGATCTTCTTGACCAACTGTCGCTTGTCCCAGAACGCAATCTCCTTGGCGTCTTTGGCGTCTTTCTTTCGAGCCTGCATTTCTTGACGTTCACGATACCAGCGTTCCAGTAGGCCAGGGATCACACCTTTCTTTTCGTATGTGAATATGGTGCCATTGGCACTTAATATCCAAGGTTGATTGGAGTCAAACAACATGTACCAAATTTCAGCAGCTGAATGCACAGTCTCTTCGCCTGACTGCCAGTCTATGGTGATTTCTGTACCACGCTGCTGTTCCATCACTGCTGTGTATTCTAGACTGGCAAACACACCTTCCCATGCAGCCGCAAATGAGTCACCCCGTGCCATTTTGTCTTTGATATACCTGTCAGTCATTACAGGTCGCAGTTGGCCTATGATGGTTTCTGGTCCCATGTTCAAGGCACGGATGGCTGACGGGTACAGACTGTTGATGTCCACACTGCCAATCCACTCATGCAGGCCTTTCTTGGGATAGGCCACATAGGCACCGGCTGCCTGAGTATCATCATCTGTAAGACGTTGTTGCCGATTGGGCACAACCATGCCACGTTCATGTGCTTCGTTTATGATGGCTTGTTCAGTCACGGCCACAGCACCCATGGTGGTGGCCAACAACACAGTGTTGGCATGTGCCAGTTCACTGGCCAGTTCCAAGAAGCGTAGTTTCCGGTCCAGTTTGTCCAACAGCAAGGTATCTTGCCGGTTGTATTCAATAAAGGTCTTGAAGTGTTGATTGTACAGCTGATCCAGTGTGCCTTCAAACTGTGTCTTGCGCTCACCCAGTTCGTATTCAGCAATGGCATCAAGGCTGTAGCTGTGACGCTCTTCGTAAGTGTACTTGCGATACAGTTGCATATAGTCCATATGCACCCGACCCACCAAGTCATAAGTTTCGTTCTCAGCACCAAAGCGTTCAAACATGCGCTTCTTGGGAAACTGTCCCCACAAACAAAAACGTCGGGTGTCGTCCTTGCTGAGCACTCGAGTGATACGATTCACTGTGTAGGGTATGTCATAGCCTTCTGAGTTCCAACCGCTCAAGATGTCTGCGTCCTCAATCAGGTCCAGGAACATTTTCAACATTTCTGTTTCGGACTCACACAGCACAGTGTTCTCAAATTGCCCACAGATCTCACGAGCAGTTTCGGAACTCATGTGGCGTGGTGCCACCACCAGTGTGACCAGTTGCTCCAGCCAATTTAAATATACCGATATGGCAGTGATGGCATTGAAAGGATCTGACACAGGAGAAAATCCACGCACTGAATCAAACGCAACTTCAATGTCAAAGAATGCTGTGTGTAAGGTGGGAGCGTCTTGGTCTTTGTAGTTTTCTTCAAAGCAACGAAATATGGGATTGATATCCGATTCGTAGATTTGTCGACCGCTTTGTGCTCGAACTTCTTTGCGAAACTCTTTGTTGTTGCGTGTTGAAAATCTTGACACAGGTGTGCCATAGATGCTTTGAAACTTGCCTCGGGGGTCGTCGTAGTAAAAAACATAATTGGCCGGATACTCTCGGTACTGCCTTTGGCCGTTGCGGCGTTCTACCACGTGAATGCGATCGTGCTCACGATCAAATAGTGCGTCAATATAACTCATTGGTCTCCGTTTGTGGCCGGTGGGGCCTTGATACATGTTCGTAGCGTGAACGACTCGTTGCTGTTCGAAGCAATATTTATAGCGTCTTGCCCACAGTTTCAAGAATTGTTTCCAGTAACTCTTGATCTTGTTTGGTCTTGCCAAACTCGGCCTTGTGCGCCACGCGAATGGCTTTTTTCAACACAGCTGGTTTGATTTCTAATTCTTCTGCAATGGCTTTAATGGTGTCGGTCAGGCCACCTTGTAGTGTGTCAATCTCGTGCATGACGGCCATGCCTTCGTTGATGATTTGGGTGAGTTTGATCTTTTGATCGCCGTTGAATGATTTGTTATCCATGTGTACTCCTAAAACACTAGTATAACATAGAAATTTGAGTTGTCAATGAGAATTTGCTCACTTTTGAGTCTACGGTAGCGAATCGCTTTCTCAGCCCAGCAGCCGGGCCACACGGTCCTAAGGTAGGTGTGTTCTTAACGATCCTGTTTCATTTGGCGATACAGACTGCGCCCAGGATCAAAATTTTGGCTCCAGGTCAAGGACTCTGCCATGGCTGGTGCATTTTTTATGGTTTTGGCTTGCATGGGATTTACTGACATTGTGGTCTTGCCATAACCTGTTGATCCGCCGTAATTGGGAGTGGCCTTGGCCTGTGGTTTCATGTACTGTGCCATGCCCGGTAGTTGTGCCAAGTTGCCAGCATTGAATCCTGAGGGACCGGCAGGTGCCTGGGCCAATGGACGAATGCCTTTGTTGGGAGTATTGGGCACGGGTGTCACTACTGGTTGTTGTGCTGTTGGACTGGCAATTGGTGCAGTAGACACTGGTTTGTTTGATACTGGGGGAGTGGTTGGTTTGGCTAGTACTTTTTCTTTGAATGTAGGAACATTCATAGATTTGTACACAGTGTCCAACACCTGTGGTGCCACACCTGCTTGAGTCAAGATACCATACACTTGGTCACTGTCTGTAGGAGAACCAGCCTTGGTCCAGGCACTTTTTAATTTGTCAGCAGTGACCTTGGTGGTGAGATTGGTGCCTTGGGTCTTGGCCCAGTCAGCAGCCTTGCCGGCAGCGCCTTTGATGCTGTCCCAGATGCCTTCGTTGAGTTGTGTGGCAGCACTGAATATAAAGTACAAGTCTGCTTCGGACAACGTGTGACCAACAGACTCAAATGTATTGCCTTTTGCTCCTAGTTTGGTAAGATCATTAGCATACTTCATTGCGGCAGCGTAGTCTGCAGACCCTGGACCTGTGTCAGGGATTGCCCCTCTTAGAGTACCCGAACCACCAGGAAGTTGATTGGCAGCACCTTTTATGTCAGCTACGTCTCGATTGAATGCTGCAACATCTGGATCGTTGGGGTCAAGACCACCGCCACCTTGCGGTGTTTGTGGTCCTCTAAAGTAGTCAGCAACCTTGCTGGCACCGTAAGCCATTGCACCAGTCTTGGCACCTGAGTAAGCAGCACTGGAGAACTTTTCACCTTGCAACAGTTTGTCCACCAGTTTGAACAAGCCCAGGGCAGCGGCGCCACCCAGACCAGCACCCGAAATACCAGCGGCAGCAATCAGGGCTGAATAAATCAAACTCTGTGCCACTGGATGTGCCTTGGCAAAGTCACGATACTTTTGCACATATTTCATCACGCCCTGATCACCACCAGTGGCTTGTTTTAATTTTTCTGCTGCTGAGTCATAGGCAGTATCCACGCTCTTGATGGGACCAGAATTTTGTACTTTGGTCTTTAAATCTTCCCAGGCTTGGTTCACTGCCATGGCAGCATCTTTGCCCTTGCCCAGCATGGTTCTGTTGCCACCAGCAGCAGTGGCACCTTGTTCAGCGGCTGTGAACAATTGGTTGATTTGATCAGCTGTGAGTTGGGCTTCTACAATACGTTGGCCAGCACTTTCCCACAGTTTGACAGTTTGTAGACCACCGCGGTCCAAACCTTCGTACAGGTAGTTTTTTTTGAACGGTGCTTGGGATTCATTTAGTCCTTGAATCACACGTTGTATTTGTTTGAGTTTTTGGTAGTTTTGCTCAGCATCACGACCACGGTAGTAAGCGTCACCTTCGGCATAGTTGTAGTCAGGGTCACGACGTTGTTCAGCTTTGGCCACCAGTTCGTCGATGTTGGGATATTGAGCGGTCAAGTCACGCTGATGTTTTTCTGCATCATGTGGCGGTGGTGTGTATGGACGGCCGTAATTCTCAGGCTTTTGTGCTTCTTGACCGTTCACTCGGATATAGGCATTTGGAGAAACTTTTTTTGCCATGGCAGCCAGTTCATCGTCATTCATGTTTTCCTCCACATCTTGCTCTCTTACACTGCGGCGGAAAAGTTTGGCATCATTTGCATCGTGTAGGCCACGTTCTAGTCCTTTTTCCCACTCGTCGTATTTGCGAGCTTCTTTTGTGGCACTGTAAGGATTGTCTCTAATGGTCTTGCCTTGTTTGTAGGCTTGGCGGCCTAGTTCGTATGCCACACCCACGCCGGCCAGTTCATACTCTTCTGCCATGCCTTGCTCTTTGGGCACAATTTTGCCGGCATATTTTTTTACAGCTTCATGTCCACGTTTGGAGTCTTTGACTTTCTTGGCCAGCTCTGGATCCTGTTTCAGCATCCAACCTGGCTTGGCACCAACTGAGCCTTCCGCCGCAACA